CCGGCCTCGTCGACTGAGAACACGCCCTTGATACCCTCGGTCCTCTCCCACTCCGTGTAGTTCACCTGCTTGAAGCGGTACTCCACGTACTCGCACTCATCGATGCCCGTGCACTCCATCTGCAACTGCATCTGGTGGTAGTATCCAACCGGGATACCCTTTGTCTCGACGCGGGAGAAGGGGCACTTGAACTCGACCAGACGCCCGTGGCGCTGCAGGTCTCCGTTCGTCGGCTCGATGAGTCCGTCCGGCGAGGCACCGAGGTAGGGAATGCGCGGGTGACGCACACAGGCCACATCGTGCACCTTGCACTTCGTCCGTTCCTCGAACAGCCGCTTGGCCACCGGCTCCAGACGCGTGCCCCAGATGAGAGGGGCCGAGGTGGAGTTTCCTTCTCCCGAGGTCGACCGCTCCAGCTTGCCCAGAATCAACTCCCGACGAGCCGAGGGTGACCCGAAGGCCTTATAGACCTCCGAGGCCGTGATCATCTCGCTGCGGACGGCAAACCATTGGGATGTCCGCTGCTCGTAATTCCCATAGTCCCTCAGGACGCGCTCGAAGGCTCGGTCGCGCATCCACAGACGTCCGACGTCCCCTTGCATGGCGGCATCGACGTGACGCAGCACGAGTTGGTGCAGGGAATTGTAAGACAGTTCTGGGTGCATACGACGACAGAAGAGCACGAACTGTTTAATTCGATGGTTGAGGTGAGTACAGGGTCGACTGTCGAGCAGCCATTCAGCGAGGGCGGCGTCCATTGGGTATCCTCCTGCTTGGTCTCCGAAAGTTCGTTTACATCGGACCGGTCAATCTTCGGAATCTCCCACTCGGCCTTTCCGTACTCGGGGACAACCGTGCCCTCTAGAATCTTGGTTTCCGTTACCAAGGCCTCCTTCATCGTGTCGACGGTGACCGCCAGCTCCACCGTGAACGGTTCAATGTCATCGAGCAAGGCACCACAATCCGAAAAGTACAGAGGCTGCGGGGGCTTCATATATGTTAGTATGCGCGGATTTGTCTAACCCATTTTCATAAGGTTGCATTAGTGAGAGCATGGATATTCGAAGCAAGGATCACTGGGTTCTTGTCCACCTCAACACCTTCTACAACGAGACAGCCAATATGGACCGGGTCCGTGATATTCTCACGTCCAACTCGAAGATCAGTCTGCGTCTGATGGATTGGTTTGTCACTAACTATTCCAAGAAGCACAATGTGTCATACCTGACCAAGGACGGCCGGCACGTCATCGTGTACCTGGTGTACAAGGCCCGCCTCCGTGGCTACAGCAAAAAGATCTTTGACCCCTTTGGTCGTGGCCGCAAGTTCCAGTATGGGGCACACAATCTCACGACGACGATTGCTCAGTTGCAGTTCTTCAAGTGGGCCATCGAGGATGAGGTCTTGGACTACCTCCAGCAGAATGTGGATGCGGTGCAGGCCGATATGGATGCGTGTTCGACGACCCTGAAGGAGGGTGAGGATGGACGCAAGAAGCGCCACGAGCTCTCGCGCTCAGCCACCAATTCTGTTCACCGCCACGATGTCCGCGTTTCGGTAAGCTTTGATTAATCTGGAATGATCATAATGAATTCCAGGTTGGATGCGCGGGTGTTTTACGACGATGTGTCCGATGAGGTCACAGAGCACGACGTCGATGTGATGTCGGACCTCTGGAATATGGATGGACGCGATGTGTATCGGGGGTCTCGTGACCCGCGATATACTCACGCAAATGTGTACTGGTTGTATGATGAAGACCTTCGCCGTGTGGGCCTGACCGAGCACTCCCTGGAGGACCACGCCGACTTCCGTATCTTGTGGTTCTACGAATCTGGATTTGCCACACTCATGCAGGAGGAGGGGTGGACCACGGGCCCGAATGTGTGGTCAATCCTGCCCTCGCATGTGTATGAGCGCTGCTTTTCAGAGGGATGGACGACACCGGTAGCCTTGCTGGAACAGTGTCTGAATAGCCCCTATCGGATTATCACCCCAGAGATGCTAGGGACTCTACCGAATGTGTACTCCTGTGGGGCCTGCAAGGTGTCCTCCCTCAAGCCCATCTGTGTGTCGAACCAGATGGCGCCTCTGGACTTCCCGGACAAGGCAAAAATTGTGTTTGTGGATGACGACTTGGTCATTCACAACCCTCCCTCTGATTCCACAATTTTTACCCTGCTTGGGTTTGCTACGCCGCTTACGCAGCCGCAACCACACGACGACGATTCTTCGAAGCCGGTGCCGACGCAGGAGGCGCCGCAGGTGCAGGAGCAGGCGCCTCCTCCGCAGGCTCCGTCGGAACCTGAACCGAAGACTCCTGGGCCTCACCCATGATATCCTCAATCTCGTTGTCATCCTCATCCGTCATCAGCGCACGGGCCGTTGCCGAGGCCTTGTTCGTGACCTCCTGACGAATCTCATCCGCAAACACATCGCGGGCCGTCACGCGCTGAGGAGGAGACACGCGCGCATACCCAATACGCCACGTCACACCGAAGCCCTGGCCCGTCACATAGACGCTCGGGGACACCACAATCGAGGCATCGACACGCTTGGGGAAGACACTCGCCAGCGTCTCGGGGTCAAGAGGGACAGGGTTGCCCTCCGAATCCGTGACATCCATCGTCACCTTCCCATCGTAGACCGGCACCTTCATACGGAGCGAGGGCGGGTACTTGCCCGTCGGCGTCCAGACACCATCGACCTTCTCGACCGAGGGGCTGAGCACCGCCTTCATCGTGTCGCGAATCACATCCTCCTTGCGGGCCTTGCCGAACCACTTCGCACTGTTGTCCGTCGCCGTCTTGACCAGCTTCTCCTGAAGACCAAGCAGGAAGTTGTAGAGATTGGCAACCCCGGCCGTCTCAATCTCCTGCTGCGTCGAGTTGCCCGTCACCGGAAGAACCACTGCCGCGTCCTTCGCGAAGGGGTCACAGCCCTTCATCGTCGCCGAGAGCGTGTAGGACATGCCGTTGTCCGTCTCCTTGATGTTGACGCCCATAGGATAGTTCATACGAGGGAAGCGAATCTGAAGAGACTGACCATTGTACTTCACGGGAACCGTCTTACCGCCCTTTGCATTGGTGCGGATGTCGCCAAAGGAAACCTTGTTGATGTCAAGAGAAGCTGCAGAGATGATAGCGTTGGTGGCCATTTGTGTCGTGTTATGAGAGTCTAGGTAGGTGAAACGGCACTTTCGTTTTGATGTCACGTTTTCAGATTGTTTGGTAAGGATAACTAGACTGTATGAGCTGTGCATCCGTAAAGAAGAAAGGCTCGCGCGAACAATGTACATCTCGAGCAATGACAGGGCACTCTCTGTGTCGACGTCATGCCCGTATGCGCACACCCATTCTGTGGGGGGCCGTAAATCTAGATAAGACGGCCGCGGCCATCAAGATACAGCGTCTTGTTCGGGGGTTTCTCCTGCGGGCCTTCCTTCGTCGGAATGGCCCGGGTGTTCTGTCTCGTAGCAATCTAGCGAACGACGAGGAACTCACCAGCTGCGAGGACAAGCACAAGCAAGATCCATTCACGTACTTCTCCTTTGACGAGGGAGGGAAGATATGGTGGTTTGACTTTGATACCCTGTGGCGCTGGTGCGCTCGTTCGTACATGCCAACGAATCCGTATACGAAGGTGTTGATTGCCCCCGAGGTGAGAAAGCGACTCTTTCGAGTGTGGGCGTGGCTAGTCGCCCGAAACATGGAAACCCCCCAAGAACCCTCGGTGTACGAGGAAAGAGTCATGGGCCGCTGGAATGTGTTGTCTCAGTTGTTTTCGAGTTACGGGTTCGGAGACATCAACCCCTCTCAATTCCGTCGGTTTGGGAAGATACACTATCACACGATATTCCGGTTTGTTGATGACGATCTCCCGCTCATATTTCGGGAGGGCGACCCCATGCGTGAGCGCGTCCACCAAATATGTATTCGGGCACAGTATGCCGTTCACTCCTCCGATACCCCGATGTATATCTTGCAATCGACCTACGCCCTCCTGTACATGTGCTCCATCCCCAAGGACCCCTACGCCCTCATATTTACACTTTTGTCTGCCCTGTACCGAGTTTGAACGCGAAACCGATTTACATACCCGCGGTAGGTTATAATCATAACAAGCGCGTTAGAAATGTCCTCCTCTACTTCTGTCCCCAAGACAAACAAGATGGCCGTTGACAAGAAGGTTACGAAGAAGGCGGAGGCGGCCGCGCCCCCTGCCCCTGCCAGCTCGGCACCTACGGTGCCTCCCGCCGTGAAGGCGGCGAAGGCCCCCAAGGCCCCCAAGGCGACGCCCGCGGCTGCGGCGGTGGTTGTCCCCACGGCGCCCTCGTCCGCCGCACCGGTGGTGGTCGAGGCGGCCCAGTCCTCGGATGCGATCCTGTCCAAGCTGACGGAGACGCTCAAGGCGCTGTCCACGGAGTTCTCCTCCAAGGTCCGCGAGGCGGTGAAGGCGACGCAGGAGGCGGCCAAGGCGGCGAAGAAGGAGCACCGCGACTCCAAGCGCAAGCACAAGAAGAACCCGGAGGAGATGACGCCCGAGGAGCGCAAGGCCTGGGAGGCGCGCCGTGCGAACAACGCCTTCCTGGTCCAGCGCCCCCTGACGGAGGAGCTGTGCGGGTTCATGGGTGTCGCGAAGGGCACGAAGCGCTCGCAGACGGAGGTCACGAAGTTCATCTCGGAGTACGTGAAGTCCCACAACTGCTTCGACCCCAACTTCAAGCGCCGCATCATCCCCAACGCGGCGCTGATGAAGCTCCTGCGCGTGGATGACAAGACGGAGGTGACGTACCTGAACCTGCAGAAGTTCCTCAAGGTGCACTTCGTCAAGCCCGCGACGGCGTAA